TATTAAATTGTAAGGTTGTCGCATTGGTTAATGTAAAAGCCGTTGTGGCAACCGCATCTATAGACGCCTTAACGTCTGATGCCTTAAGATATGGAAATGTAAAGGGGTAAGAGACTCGAGATCCATTACCCACATAAGAGTCTTGTGTAACAGCCATGTGCTTTAGTTACCGTGTTCTATAAGTTTTTTAATTTCTAGATCTTTCTTTTGTATTTCACCCGCACCTTGTGGATCACCTGTCTCCATGCGTAACTTAGCTTGCTGTGCATTGTAGATAGATGTTTGTATATGTGGATGTTCACGTAAGTATCTCGCTTCAGCTTGTTTTAAAGCATCACGAATCACTGCATTAAGATCTTGATGTATGGGTAGTAGAGTGGTTTTTAATTCTATTTTATCTTTATTAGTTTGATTATTTTGATTTCTTAATTTCTTTAGAGCTTTAATTTGATCTTGATAATCTGTACGATTCATGATACGCTCTACTTCTTTATATAGCTCCATTTCACCTATGTACTGGTTTATGATCTCTCTATCCTCTGGCTTCCATTCATATGATCCAGTACTATCCATCTTAAGTATACCTAGACCTCTGTACTGTATATCTTGTAAAAAGTTTCTCCAAGGTTCGTTAGACCCATTAACCTGTATAGGACTGATAGCGTTGAGTGCCTTTAAGAATGGATTATCTATATCGTTAATAGGATCACCTGTCCATATGTCTATCTGATTAGGAAGTTGACTCTTTAGACCGGGTAGCCTATTCTTAACAAATGAAATAATCTCACCATTAATATCTTTCTGTGCAGAGTCTGTAGCGTTAGCAATAACACCAAGACCTCCACTAGCTGGAATCCATGATGATAAACTCTGAGATACAAGTCTGTTAAATGCACGTACGTTACCGTTCATAGCATCAAACAAAGGCTCTACACCAGCTAAAGGTGTTTCGTTTAGGAATGTAGCACCGATAGTCCAAGCTAACTTAGACTGCCAGTTTTCTAATAAATGCTCGTCTATATCACCAGCATAGTATGCTAGATCTCCCATGATAGATAAGATATGTTCGATACCTATAATACCTTTATAACTCACCCACTTGTTACCTATACGTATAGTCTTAGGCTCGTAGCCCATCTGGTCTCTTTGCTTGTTACGTTCACTTGCATTGTAGTGACCATTACCACGAATGTTACCAGCCATAGCATAACCAAATAATGTAGACACAAGTAAGCTACTAAAAGCTAATCTACCTATATATTCTGCACGTAAGTTTTCAAAGATAACTTGTGCATTAGGCTCTCTTGCCATAACAATACCATGCTCTAATAAAGCTTCAGCTATGTCATCAGATGTCTTAGCGTATATAGTTTTACTATACTTACTTATACCGGGTATCAGTGTAATAGGTGTCCATGATGCAGCAGCTCTCATATAGTTAGAAGCTGTACGTGGAAACGCCATAACTTCTTTAAGTATAGGATATGCTGTTGTAGCATCTGTAAGGTAGCTTGCTAATCCGTCATCTAAGTTTAGCTGTATTTCACCAGCCATAGCTTTTAACGTTTTATCTTTAACAAGTCCATCAGCGTCAAAGAAGCTATCATAGTGCATCTTTTCTGCTTTCTTAAGTAGATCTGCTTTACCATATATACTACCAAATTCGTAGAATACATCATCATAAGCCTTAGCTCTAGCTAAGTAGTGTGCTAGGTGTGTAGTTGTAAATACGTCAGGAAATACCATAGCGGTCATACCATAACGTAGTCCTCTCATACCAGCTATTTGCTTAAGTCTAGCTGCCGTTTTTAACTGATATGCTCTACCCCAGTTACCATCAATCTCATATAACTTAGCCATGTCCTCCATGATGTCCCAAGCTTTGTCAGTCTTAAATACAAAGTCCTTACGAAACTGTGCCATCATAGCAGTCGGGTCCTTATGCGTCCTTTTCATCATTTGGTACGCATCAGTTAGTGCACGTCTGTTTGTTTCCCAGACAGCACCATTATAATATATAGTACGTCGTATGCCATCCCAGTTACCAGTTACAGCATGTCCTAGTACAGCTGTCAAAGGTCTAAGTATAAGTTGTACACCATTACCTACACCAGCTCTGAACGCTGATATACCAGACAACATATTGTTGTATCGTACACCCCATGCAGCCTTAGCAAACAAGTTCATGTTTTTAGGATCAGGACTTTTTAGCATACCTACTGGTGTGATCTGATCTGCTGCCCATTTATATAGTTTAGCAAGACTATCTACATCACCATTAGTATGTGCATATGCGTCAATCAAAGGACGTAGTGCTTCTGGTTTATTCTTACGTAGTTCCTTAAGTGTTTTAGTAAACTTTAAGTTTTTAGCATGTATACTATTCTCAGCAGTCTTAAACTCTTCTAGCAGTGTCTGTATACCTTCTTCTGCACTACGTGGTGGGAGCTGGTCAAACCAGTTCTTGTTACGTAATGACCAACCAGATAGATATTTATTAAGTGCATACTCATCCATTAAGAATAGTAGCTTATCTATTACAATATCCATAGCTCTGTTGTCATCTACAAATGGAGCCATATCTGTTATAGATGCTGCAATCGTAGCAGCTTCTCTACCCAGTGTATCCATAACTCTTGCAGATGATGCAGTTACTTCTCTACCTAAGAATCTGTCAACTAGATCACGCATAGCAAATGCTGCTGCTCTTGCCTGATCTTCGTTAATAACATCAATCTTAAATTTACCAAGCATTAAGTTTTTAACATCTCTGTTTTCTAAGAACAGTTTTCTTACGTCATCAACAGAAGACATAGGATCTATAATATCCATATAGATACCCCACGCTGCTGCGTTCATTTCTTTTGCACTAAATCTAACACCATCTACAATAGCATCAAATCTACCTGTCATTCTTGCAGCTTCTCCTACACCCATCACAGCATCACGACTTGTAGAGCCTACCATCAGACCTTTACGTCTCATAGAATCTGTAATTATAGGTGCTGGATCTCCAGATGATGTACCAGCTTTAATAGCTGTAGTATCTGCTATGTTACGTGCTACGTTACCGGGAGGTACTTGCTGTTTAGTTTTTGCTGCATCAGATAATAAGTCAGCATTTAAGTCAGGATCTAGACCATTGATATCTAGTTCTAGCTGCTCAAAGTTGTTAGCAATCTTTCTATCTATAGCTGCTTCAGTTTCATAGTCATTGATAGCAGCTTGACGATTCATAGCTCCATCAATATCATCAATGCCTAACGAGTTTTCTAAGTTTAGTTTCTCGTTAATTAGCATGTTTTCATTCTGTCTACTTAGGTTTTTACGACCTAGCGATAGCAGTTCATCTATTTCTTGTATACGTATAAGTTTATCAGCATCACCACCAAACTTAAGTACACCTTGCTTGTATTGTTGAGCTAATCCATCTTTAGGATCAAACCAACCCATAGCTTGCTTACCATTTTTAACATCAATAAAAGCTCCTATGATACTACCAAATCCAGCAAACGGTGCTGACTCTAGCATGTTCTTGACTTTTCTTAGACCGGGACTATCACTATCAGCAGTCCTAAAAAAGTCAGGCAAAGGTATTCTACCCTTTGGTCCAAATGTCTCAGGAAACATATTACTAAGTTCTGTAGTAATAGTGTCCTCTTCTCCTACATCACTCAGTGCTAATACTGTAGCGTCAACACCTACCTGTGTCATTAAATTAGCAGCTAGTTTTGTAAACCAAGGTTTTGTAAATAATGCACCACCAGCTAATTTAGCATTAACTACATTTGACGCATAACCACCACCTAAGATAGTAGGAAGTACAATAGATGATACACGTCTTACCATTTGGTGAACAGGATTGTCAAGCATAGTAGCTTTATCATACTTCTCATCTACCTTGTCAAAGCCGGGTATAAGTGTACCAGCTGCATCCATACCAAAGTCAACTAAACCTAGCCCGGGTGCAGATAAACCTTGAAAGTTATTATCTAGACGTTTGCCTATAATCTTGAGTGCATTAGTATCAGTACGCTCGTCGACTCCTTTTTTATATTCTTCATAAGGCATGCCGTGATATTTTTGATACCACTCATCTCGCATCTTGTTTCTTTCTTCAGCTTGTGACTCATCTATAGTAGGTAGAAAACCAAACTTTTTAACTCTACCATAGTCCCACCAGTTATTGTACTCTTCTAACATCTTATCGTTGTTAGCTTTGTCTGATAAGTCTACAGTACTGTTACCTATCTTAGAGTTAAATGGTGAAGGAAATACTGGTTCAGCATTTACAGCATT